CCACCGAGGTGGAGCCAGCAATCGCCACCGTCACGGTGAGCGCAGTCGAATCGACCGTGTTGTCCTGTGCCTCGGTCCAGTCAGGCTGCGTGGTCTCAGCCAGGTCGGCAACCTCAATCTCAATCGAGGGCGAGCTGGTCAGGGTTATCATGGCGATTCCCATGCCATAGGTCTGCTGCGCATCGAGCACATCTGACAGTGCAAAGCCCGGGTCGTAAGACACCTTGGCAAGAGCCGTCGTGGCCGAGCTCAGGGGACCAGCAGCAGACAGTGCGCAGGCCGTGCCGACCAGAGGAGGAGTGTAAACGTAGGACGGAACTAACCCTGGGGAGGTTACCGAGCCGACAGGCTGCCACTGGCCCTTGATGGACCACTCCACCATAATCTTGCCGCCGGCCTCAAACGAGAACTTGGGGATGCACACGCAGCCGCTGGCCGAGTACTTCTTGCCCGTCGGGGTTTCCTCGTACACGATGGTAAAGGTCGAGGCCGAGTAAGCGTTAGACGACCGACTTGCCGCGATGTCGTAGATAGCCTGGCTGCTGAAGGTGTAGTCCTCGGCGGTGCCTGTGACCTTAAACGGGCAAGACCGAAACAGGGCATACAGAGGCGTGGTCAATGTGCCAAAGTCGACAGTGAAGTTCTGGGCAGTGCCAAAGTTCCACAACAGCTCGGTCGTGAAGCTGATGTCCCAGCCGATGCCGCCCGTCTTGGCTGCCAGCTCACCACCGTAGGGAGTCATAATGTCAGCGCGACGGATGATGCCAGCGCCACGAGGCGTGAACTTAGGCGTGCCAACGGTCGGCACAAAGTCTGAGCCGGCAGGTGTGACGAGGGTGCCAGGCGTGACCTCGAGCTTGATGTAGACGCCGCTTGTGTTACTCGCATTCAATACTTGAGCCATGGTCTACCTCGCTATGCCCCGTCGTTGATGGACGAGTATTGTTGCTCGAACAGTCTGCTGTATCACTGTTTGCCCCGTGTCATCGAGGCCGACCGCAAAGTCAGTCGGTGTCACACCTGACCCGGGCAGGCAGTTAAAGATGCCCGTTTGCACAAAGGCCGGTGTGTTCTGATTGCGGGCGTCGTAGTTGACTAGGCCATACACAGGCGAGGTCAAGATGATGAGGATGCCCTCGATGTAGGCACGCAGGCAGGTCTCGTAGACCTCTTCCGTGAACGGTGCCGTAGTCGACAGAGGCTGCGCATCACCGAACCCATCGTAGTAGCCCCAGTCGGCATTCACCGACACCTCGAGCTCGTGCACCTGGTCCATCGCACCGAGCGCGTCGATAATCTCGCTCGTGGTGCGCAGCACGCTCAAGCCAAAGGCAGGCTGCTGCTCGGCAGTCCACTGTGCACGACGGCTCGTGTAGATGTTGGTCGTCAGAGGCGATGGCAGCCCCGGCACGCCCATGCCAGCCAAGAAGGTGGCGTCACATACCGTCGGCCAGTTAGCCACCACCAAATCGCGCGCTGTGTTGCTCGCTACCTGTGGGCCCCAGTAGAGCTCGGCACTCATGGCTTGCCTCCAACGCTCATCAGGTAACGCACCGCAAACTCGTTGCTCGTGATACCGACCTTGGAGCCAGACGCCTGCATCATCGCCAGGCTCTTCATCGCATCGCGCACCGCGTCAATGAACGGGTCGCCAAAGCGCACCAGTGGCCGCTTAGGGGTAGGGATGGTCACCGTGCCACTCTTCTTGCGAGAGGTGCGACGCGTGTATGCTCCAACGCCCTTGTCGTGGTTCTCAGCATAGGGCACCGCGCTGCCCAGCTCGACCTTGTTGCCGGTCACAGTGTAGACGTAGTTGGGGTCGTTGACCAAGCAGAAGCTAGGCCAGAGCCTCTCCTTCTCTGCCTTGGTCTGGCTCTGCGGCCGAGCATTCCAACGCAGGATGCCGCCTGGCTGTATCGTCTTGACGCCAAGGGACCACCGCTTGATGGGGAGCCAGTACCGCTGCTCCTGCCGAGTGTAGCCCGGCCACTTAGGACCCGTGCTGCTGCCCTGCGTGGCGAACATCACACGACGGCTCTCGGCCCATGCCAGGCTCAAGGGGCTGCTCTTGTCGCCCCAGAACTTCTGCCACTCGCCTGCGTTGCGGATAGCCGCCTCGAGCTGGTAGACGCCCTGATGGCTGTTGTCCTTCATGGTTATCTTGAAGCTGCTCATGCCTACATCTTATCGGTGTTGGCATTCACTGCAAGCCGAGAACCGCTGTTGAGCGTCTTGAGAGTAATCTCGGCCGTGTAGTCAGCATTGCTGTGCAGGATGTTCGGTGCACTCGTGCCTGTCGGCCGCGTCGTGCCCATGTCGCCCGGCAGCTTGCGCAGGCGGTCCATCAGGTCGTAGGCCTGCTTGTCCCATTCATCGGCCGCCGTGTTGCTGTTCTGGTTACGCATGCGCACCACATCAGCCGCCAGCTTGAGCAGGATGTACCTGCCTGCCATCCGATACATCGGCAGCGTCGGCTGCGCATTGAGGCCCTGCGGCGATACACCCATGCCCTCGAGGAAGCCGTTGATTTCGGCTGCGTGGTCCTCGATGATGCTATCAGCCTGCGCTGACGTAGGCGTGCTATCGTTGGCAAACGCTATCTTGGGTAGCAGCCTGCCAATGTCGGCTCGCACAATGCCAAAGGTGTAAATCGCCATGGTGCCTCCTTGAGTAGAACTGGGCGGGGGGATGAGCACCCAGCCCTACTCGAGAAGGGCGAGCCGTAGCCCGCCCCCGTCAATGGCCTACGAGAGGCCGGTAGCGAGACGGGCCCACTTGTTGGCCGTGCCGCCAAGGACGGTCACGCCAAAGTCGGACTCGACGTACATGCCAACGCCAGCCGGGTTGAATGCCGAGTAGCTGAAGAGCTGGCCGAGCGCCGCGTTGGGCTCCGGCGTCATCGTCTGAAGGAAGCCAGAGTCGCCATAGGCCTCGGCAACCTTGAAGAGCGCGACGTTGCCCGTGGTCATGACAACCGAGCCAGTCTGAGTGGCGATGGTCGGCAGGTACTGCGGCATAATCTTGAGCTCAAGCGGGACGATGAGCTTGCTGCCAAAGAACGAGTTGAGCTGGCTCATGTCCGACGAACCGGCACGGTACTGAGCAGTGCCGTCCGACTTGGACGCGATGCCGTAGCCCATCTGGAACACTTCGTTTTTCTGCATCAGGATGTTGGCAGTCGCAAGGTTGCAGACCGCAACCCACTTGCCGCTCTCGATGTCGCAGCCGTCAGCAGCCGACGCCAGGAGGAAGTCGTTGAAGTCCTTCTGAAGCGTCGCAGCAGCCGTGCCGCCACCAGTGACAGCACCGGTGCTGGCAAAGTTGGCCGTGTCGTTGAGCGCAGCGCCGACAACCGCAGCGTGCAGCTGGGCACCCTGCACCGCGAGCTTCTCGGCATAGCGAGCCTGGATGTCCTCGCCACGACGGGCGAACTCCTCAATCTGCTTGAGAGTGAGAATCTGGTGGCCCCAGCGGTACAGGCTGCTGTTGTAAGCGGCCGAGGTCACACGAAGGCCGCCCGGCATCGCGGGGGTGTCGTAGTTGACCGGCTGCGGCACCTGATTGCTGACAGCGCCCGCGCCAGCCTGGAGCAGCGCGTCGTTCTCAGCGAAGTAATGGTAGTAGCCCTGACGAGTCTCGACCTTGACCACCGGCGAGAGCTCGGCCGCAACCTTGCTCGAGGAACCAGTGCGGAAGAGCGAGATGCGCTGGAGGATACCAGGACGCAGACCACCGGTGTTTACACCAACTGACGGGAAAGCATAAGCCATGACGAGACCTCGAGGTTGAGCACCCTAGGGTGCAGGTTTGTTACTTAGGGTGCGACGTACTGCACGACGGCAGGTTGAAACCGCATGAGGCACTGCTGGCCAGACGCAGCGTCGGTCAGGGCATAGCCCCAAATCCAATCGTTTTCTGCCGCTGCAACCTGCGCCAACGAAACAAACGTTCCGTCTGCATCGCTGTTGTCGATAAGGAGGAATTCGCCAGCACTGACCGTGCCGTAGGTGCTGATGAGAACCTGCACCACGCAGCCGAGCTGGTCCACGAGCTCGAGCGAGGCGTCACCGATGGACGACGGGTAGGTGCCCGGCGTGAGGCTGTCAGTGCCCGTCACGATGATGCCGTAGGGAACTCGACCCGACGTGTCAGCAATGCTCACAGTGTTGGCGATAGGGTCACCGTCGTAACCAAGGTACACGCCACAACCTTCACGGCTGGTCAGGTCCTGACCAATCTGGTTGATGATGTTCGGTGTCTTGTATGTCGTTGCGCCAAGAGCCATGGCTTAGACCTGCTTGATGAACGGCTGAAAACGCATGAGGAACTGCTGGCCCGACGCGGCTGCCGTGAGCGCGTAGCCCCAAACATACTCACCGACGGTCCCAGCGCCTGCGATGAACGCCGCGTTGCCGTCGACCTGGAGCGAGTCGCCAATCGCAATCGTACCGCCAGCACCGACCTGCACAACGCAACCGATGGCGTCGACAATCTCGAGCGCGCCAGCTGCAATCGGGCCGGTGTAGGTGCCATCAACCGAGGCAGCGCCAACAACGACGATGCCGTAGGGCAGCGAGGTCTGCGCTGTGGCAAGGCCAATCGTGCCCTGCGCAGTCAGCGTCACGCCACGACCTTCCTTGTCGGTGAGGTCGGCAGTGATGTTGGTAATCTGATTGGGGGTCTTGTATGTCAGGGGTCCGAGAGCCATGGTCAGTCTCCTTGCCCGTCATGGGCAGTTGGTTGTTAGTTGCTACCGCGAGTCGACTTCATCTCGAGCACCGCGTCAGGCGCCTTGCCGAACGAGAGCCACGAGGCAGCGAGGCCGACCGTGATGCTCTCCTTGCTCGCAAGCTCCGTGATGAGCTTCCACTGGTCGTCGTCCGACAGGTTCGCGAAGTGCTTGCTGCCCGGCTTGAGGGCCTCACCGAGGTTCGCCTCACGCGAGCCAACACCAACCGGTGCAATCGTGCGAGGAGCAGGGGCCGACGGCTTGACCGTGCTGGCAGGAGCGAAGTCAGCGAGCATCGCCTCAAACTTGCCCTTGCCGGCAACGAACGCGTCAGCAAGCATCGTCTCGGTGGCCGAGCTCACCTTGCGGTTGCCAAGCGAGGTGCGAACATGAGCCAGTGCAGCAGTGCGCTTGGCGACCGCCAGCTCACGCTTGAGCTTGATGACCTCAGACAGGAGAGCCTCGTCGTCCTTCGGCTCCTCCTCGATGGCCTCGTCCTTGACCTCGTCGACAGCCTCCTCGATGCCCTTGGCCCTCTCGAGCTCGGCAATCGCCGCAGCCTCAATCGCCTCGGCCTCCTCGTTGAGGTCGGGGTTGGCAGCATGCGCCTCAGAGTGCATCTCAGGGAACAGCTTAGCCATCAGAGCAGCAACCGCCGCCTCATCAAGGCCAGCCTCTGCACAGTAAGCAGCGCAATCATCTTTGGTCATCGCCATGTCAGCACCCTCTGAAAGTGATACGCCGCGCATGTCTGCAACGGGCACCTGTTGATTTTTGATTTGGGGGATGGTCACGAAGCTGACCTCACCGATGGCAAACGGGTAGCTGGGGCTGTCGTCGAGCTCAGTGCCTGCCCATGCCCGGATGTTGGGCGAGACATAGGGCACCTCACCCGCATCGAACGCTGCTGCCCACTTGGGGCTCGTGATGTCGAGCCCGCCGTAAATCATGCGCGAGCTCGGCTGCTTGATGCCATGCTTGGCCGCCTCGGCCTTGGTCAGCACCACGATGCGACGCAGGTAGCCAGCCGCCGTGCCGTCCTTGTTGTGCTCCACCGCAATCGCAGGGGCATAGTCCGACAGCCAACGCTCGAGAGACTCGACCGCGTCATCGAACCGGAACTGCAACTTGTCGGCATCTGTCTCGGCTGCGTCAAAGCGCCAGGTAGTGCCATGCGCGTTGATGCTGCCCTCTGGCAACAGAGACACCCAGCGAAGCCCGGTGTCGTCACCGAGGTTCACCTGCTGAGTCTTGAGCTTGAGACGGGATGCACGCATGCCCACCTCTTTGCACCCTATCTCAAGCCACTTCTACCCCCTTGCACTGCGGTAGTGCTGTGCTAGTGCGACAACCGCTGCGCTACTGCGGCACCATCAACACGGGCGGTATTCTTTTGGCTACTCTCACCAGACGACAACGCATGGTCCTCGATGCTCTCCTCATCTGCCATCGAAAGCCGAGCATGCACCCCTCCCCTCGCTGGCTCGCAAACCACATCGAGCACTGGGGCGAGAAGGCTGTCAGAGCAGACATCGCCAACCTTATCGCTCTTGGACTAATCGAGGATGTCGAGGTCGGCACCGGCTCGGCTCCGTCAAAGTACAAACTCCACCAGTGCGACTGCACCTACTGCACCTCGAGGCCCTCATGACCAAGCCCGCTTTCAAGCCATGGAACCTGCCCCTCTCGGCCGAGGCTAAGGCACGCGCCATCAGCCACATCAACGAGCGGCACGAGATGCTCCTGGCACTCGGTCCCGTCGCCTTTGCCGCCATGGGCAGGCACGACAAGGCACGCTATGCCCACATTCAGCTGCTCAACCATGGCTACGATGCCCAGCTCTACACCGAGCCCGTGCCCGACTAGCGCGAGTAGATGGCAAACCAGCCGCATCTGCATCGACCCGCGCCACCGAGGCAGTTGGGGTCGGGCAACGGCGGCAGCTCGAGGCCAACACCCTTGGTCACATAGTCCGACACCTTCACTCGCTCGCCCGTGTCAGCAGCTGCACAGATGCTGCACCGCTTGCCATCGGGGATGCTTGACCGCACCACATAGGTCGGCACCGCGCCAACCGCCGTCGGGGCCTGTGCATACGTTGCAGTGCGTGCTGCCGCCTCTACCATGTTCCGGCTATCTCGAGCCGAGTCAAGCAGGCCGAGCGGCGTGATGCGGCTCATCCATGTGGCTGCGTCGGCACCGGCTAGCAGCGCGTTCTCAACCTCCGTCTGCACGCGGTTGCAGATGGTCTCGGCCGCCGTCTGTGTCAGTGCCGCCGCTCGAGCGAACTGAGCATTGCTCATCGTAGCCATGGCTGCGCTTGCGTCTGCTACCTCGGCCGCTGGCATCGTGTTGGCAGGTGCATCAGGCAGCGACTTGCGCGCCTCGTCCAAGACATCGCCCTCGACAGCCGTGCGGAGCTGGGCCGCGTTGTTCGATAGGCTCTGGTTGTAGAGGTCCAAGAACTTGGCATAGATGGCATCGCGCTCGCCTGCCTGCCAGCCGTTCTTGAGAGCCTCCTTCACCGCGCCTCGATGAGCCGAGGCAATCGCCTCAATGCTCATGCTCAGCTTGGCGTCGAGGTCCTGGCGTGACTCGGCCAAGGTTACCCAGCCGACCACGAGCTCCTCTGGCCGCAGCTCACGAGGTGCCAAGAACTCTTTGCCGTCGCCTCCGACTACGAGGACGCCTTCACCTTCGCCGTCGCTCAAGTCGCCGCTGCCCTCGATGCAACCCTCGCCTAGCCGTGCTGCCCGGTGATGAGCTGCCGAGGCATAGGCCATCATTAGACCACGCACCCACTGCTTGCACTCGTTGCCGCCTCGCAGCTGGTACGAGTGATAGCAGGCGCCCTTATCAGTAAACGACTTCGTGCTGGCTACCCTCGGCAGCGTTGCACTAAACCACTCTGCCAAGCGCATCACCCGGGACCATGCCAACCGCTTGCCAGCTGCGAGGTCACGAGCAATCAGCAGCGCCTCGCTGTCAGAGGTCTTGCCCTTGCTCACCGCACGATGAGCATCGAGCGCCGCAGCTGCTGCCGAGCGCACCGAGTCGGGCACCACCACATCGGGCCGCTCTGCAAGCGAGGCAGACAAGATGGTGGCTGCCTCGGCCATCATCGTCTCGCTGGCCGCCGTCGACACTGGCTTGAACGCGCTGCTGTCGCCAATCGTCGCAGGCACCTCGATGTTCTCGCCTACCTGCACCTGTGGCACCGCCGCCGCCGCCGTATCTGGCGAGGCAGGGGCAGTTGTAAAGGATTCCTTTACAGCTGGAGCCGCTGCCATAGGCTTGAGCATAGCCAGCTGAGCAGCAATCATCGAGTCGGCCGTCGTGCGGCTCATGCCTGCCGAGACCAGCAAGAGAGCAGCCGCCTCTGGTGCAAGAGGAGCAGGGTTGGCAGGCGTTGCCACCAACATGCCGAGCACCTGCTGCGCAATCTGCAAGGAGCCGGCAAGCAGCGGGGCAGGCGTCTCCGCATTGACCTCGACACCCTCCTGCACCGGCAGCTCTGGCGCGCCAATCACCTTGCGTGCCCATGCCTCGTCGCCCGGGCCGCGTGTCAGCAGACCCGCCTGGACACCTTGCACATACGCTGCCCAACCGTCCATGCCCGTCGTCATCTCGGCCGACTGCACCTGCACTCGAGGCAGCTTGCCAGTGTAGCCTACGTCCTTCGCAAGCCACTGAAACATGCCCCGGCTTGCACGGTCAAAGACGTTGTTGAGCCACGCCTTGGCCTTGCGACCTGCTGCCCCGTCGAGCGTCTCGGCCATCGCACGAGAGCCGAACTGAGCAATGCCTGCCAGAGGCGCGTTGAGCTTCTTCTCAATCTGGCGGTCCCAGTACTCGAGCTGCTCAATGATGGCAGGTGGAGTGCCAGAGGGGTACCGCATCTCAACGTCGACCTGCTTAGGCCGCAGAAGGTACTTGCGCTGGCCGTCGCTGAACTGCTGACCAAACGTGTTGAACGCGTCGATGTCGTCCTCGGTGACGCTCGGCTCGTAGGCGATGTCCAAGAAGCCCCAGCTCAGCTGGTTGTAGATGCCTGCGTTGATGGCAATCTGCTTCCACAGCTCGAACGGCTGCAGGCAGTCACGCAGCATCGACCGGCCCTCGAACTCCATCGCGCCGGCAGTGCCGTAGACCGTGTGCACCAGCTGGTTGGCATCAAGGTCGTCATAGCCGTTAGGCGTCGAGAACCGAGCGCCACCAAAGAGGTGACCGTCGGGACGCCACAGCATGACCGCATTGTGTGCGACTGGGTACCACTCAATCTGCGTGTCGTTGAGCCGACGAGGGAACATGAGGCCAAAGCCCATGAACGTGTCGAGCAAGGGGTAACTCCACAAAGCAGAGCCGCCCTCAATCATCCCCTCGTACACCACCGCATCCTCAATGGTTGCAGCTCGGCAGAGGTCCATGAACGCCAGCTCCTCGGTGCCAGGAGCGCGGTTGTGAGTCCACACCACCTCCTTGGGCAGAGCCGAGCCCTCGTTGATGGCCCAGTAGCAAGCAGAGGCAATGCCGACGTGCGTCTGCATCATCTCAGCATACTTGCCCGGTAGACCGCCAACACCTCGGCGGTCCATCGGCAGGAATGTCAGATTCGGGTCGGCATCAGGCAGGCCACCTCGAGCGTTACGGGCGCCAGACATGTTGACGCGGGCGCTCGCTTGCGCCGCCGTCATCGGTATCACTCCGTTAGCCAGTACCGGCTTTACCATGTCTTGCCTCTGCTTGGTGTTGTCGACGCGCTGCCCATGTAGGCTCGCCTCGTTTGCGCTGTCACTCCCATACGCTCGGCACCGTACCACGCCAGAGCGTGAGCACACACGGTGTCGTCGTGCACACCGCTCGGCGCGCCATACACTACTCGGCCCTGCTTTACATCATACTCGAACGCCTCGAGCTCGGCGCGGTGCGGGCCGTCGAGCACGCTCGTTCTACCTTGTTGCAGCGCCAGTGCAAGCCCCTCCATCAACCCCTGCTTGCTGGCCGAGCTGAAGATGAACGCCTCGCACCACAGCCGAGCCGATGACAGCTGCTCACCGACGGCGTCGCCAACGCCCGTCGCATCGTAGAACAGGCAGGCCTTGTTGCCCGGGCCGACGATGCGTGAGACCTCCGACACCAGCGAGGAGTAGCTCAAGCCGTGCCAGCGGTACATCACCGAGACGTGACGGTTGCTGTCGAGGCCCATCAGCACCGCGTAGTCTCGCTTGCGTGCTATGTCTAAACCCCACACCCGCACTGGGTTGCCTGTCGGCTGCCCGTTGTTGAGCTCAGCACAGGCCCGCACCGCGTCGATGCCAAACGGATTCTGCCCGTCGTCGGCTGGCTCGCAGTAGTAGAGCTCACGAAACACAGCTGCCGGCAGCGACCGCCGCGCCATCTCGAGGTCGCCTGCCGAGAAGAGGCCACCGGCAATCGCATCGTCGGCCGTCAGCCTGTGGTAGGCAAAGCCCGGCTCGCCGCTCTCGCCCTTGCGTGACCACTGGTAGTGACGGTTGGCCCTGCCTCGCACGTTGCCACACAGCCGCAGCTTGCCGCGTGTCTTGGTGGTGGTGCTGTACACCGCGTCGACGGCATCGTCCTTCATGCGGCTGGCCTCGTCCAGGACGGCGCTGCTCACTGCCGAGCCATAGAGGTTGTCGGGCTTGTCAGCAGACCGAAAGCTCCACCGCCTATCACCAGGCGCAATGATGGCCTTGTCAGCGAGCGCCTGCCGGAACCCCACCTGACCACGCAGCAAGGACCATGCGACGCGGTAGGCCATCATGCTCTGTTCGTAGACCGGCGCCACCCACCAGTGCTCGGCGTCAGGCGGCCCCTCGAGCAGCTGCTTGATTTGCCACACGATGGCCGAGGTGGTCTTGCCGCTCTTGGTCGTGCTCTCGATGCAGACGATGCGTGACGGGTCGTTGATGGCGTCCCACTGCTTGGCATACAGCGCAGGCAGCGTGACCTCGGCAGTCGCCATCACTCGGCCTCGTCGACCCGCGTCACGCGAGGTATCGTCACCGTGAACTTGATAGGCTCCCCGCCGCTGGTCAGGTCAAGGGCCGACTTGGTCACAGCGTCGAGGCCATTGAGCTTGGCACGCCTGTCCTCGATGCTGAGCACCGTGCTCACTGCCTTGAGGTCACCCTCCTTGGCCTGCGTCCACACCGAGCGCAGCAGCTGGTCGAGACGCTCGGCTGCCTCCTTGCGCTCCTCGGTAGCACTCGCCACCGCATGCTCCTGGACCTCCTTGCGGGCCTGCGTCAGCAGCTCGGTGATGGTGACCCGGCTCAACCCCAGCTTGAGGGCGATGTCGTTGTGCGACCACCCACCTAGCCGCAGCTCCCATGCCTGCCTCAAGAACTCGGCGCGCTGTTCGTTGCTCAGTGCCATGAAGCCGATTGTGCCACTGGTCGCTCGGCAGGTCAAGCGCAGCCTGTCAAAAGAGCGGTAACACGGTAACATCGACTTTGTTACCGTCCGACAGCCGCAAGCCATTGAACTGCCTAGCGAAATCGGAGCGGTAACATAGTAACACGATTTTTGCACATACCATGTGTAAGTCGAGGGGGGTCTCCTTGTGCGCACGCCCGTGAGCCCGCGCGCGCGTATAGGTGCTTGTTTTGGATGTTACTCATGTTACTCTATCAAAAAACTACTACTATCTATAAACAAAACAGAGAGATAAGCGGTAACATCAGCGGTAACATCGGAGTAACATGCCATGTTACCGCAAATCGGCTAAGTCGTTGAAACCTCGTTGCGGGCCTCTGGCGAGGGTCCTCGAGGAGCTCGAAACCGGCTCAAAACAGGGGGGCCTCGCGCGCGGACGCGAGGCTCGAGGCCCTCTCAGCGATGCATCTCGACCACCAGCCCAAAAGGCATCGAGGCCCTCTCTCCTGGTGCCACGACAGCGGAGAGAGGACCTCGACTCAGCACTCTTGACAGGAGGTAGTCAGGAGGGCATATTGGTCAGCGAGCCGCGACAACGGCTCATCAACCTGATGGCCTCGGTATACCCGAGGTGCCTAGTTTTTGCAAGCCCCCACGAGGTATCATGCAAGATGTATTGAGCGCGTTCGCACAAGCAGCGGAGGCCGAGCGCGGTCTCCTATTCCCTGACGGCGTCATAGCCAATGGCGAGCACCACAGGGTGCCGACGGTGTCCAAGCCGGACAAGAAGAACGGCTGGTATGTGGTGCACCTCAACGACGGGCCGGGGCAGAGTGGTGTGGTGGTGGCAGTGTTCAATGACCTTGCAGCTGGGCAGCCGGATGTGAAGTGGTCGAGCACGGCGAACAAGAGGCCAGAGGTGAACCTCGAGGAGGCGACAGCGACGATGAAGAAGAAGATAGCAGCTGCTGCCAAGGTGAAGGTGGACAAGGCCGAGGCAGCGGTGAACGAGGTGACGGCCGAGATAGCGCGGTCAAAGCCAGTGCAAGAGGCATTCGGTTACCTCGAGCACAAGGGCGTAAGGTCGGTGCCAGGACTGTACCGCAGTGGGCAGACGCTGGTGGTGCCGCTGAAGGACGATAAGCAGCGTGTGGTGAACATGCAGCGCATCTGGCAGGACAGCGACGGTGTGTGGCAGAAGCGGTACCAGAAGAACGCAACGCGGGTGGGGACCTACTTTGCCATCAAGGCGAGCCCCGACACGGTAGCGATTTGCGAGGGCGTGGCGACCGGCATCAGTGTCCATGAGGCGACAGGGTGGACAGTGCTTGCAGCTGGGGACACGACGCAGCTGGTGGCGGTGGCTAAGATGGCTCGTCGGATGATGCCAGGCGCTCGCATCATCCTTTGTGCCGACGATGACCGCATGACGGAGGGCAACCCAGGAGTGACCAAGGCACGAGAGGCGGCCGAGGCGGTTCGTGGCGAGGTGCGGGTGCCGGTGTTTGACGACCTTGATAGCCGAGGGACCGACTACAACGACCTGCATCAAGAGCAGGGGTTGTCGGAGGTGAAGTTGCAGCTGGAGGCCAAGGTCGAGCCGGTGGACGATGTGCCGCTGCCAGAGGAGGCACCCTACTACGAGGAGAAGCTCGGCAAGGAGAAGCCAGCAGGTGAGGAGGCATGGGTGCCGGATGGGTACGAGTTCACTAACACCGGTGCAGTGATACGGTTGCCGCCTGCCGACAGCGAGAAGCCCCCGACGCTCGTGAGCTCACAGCCATTGTGGGTAGCAGGGGTGCGGGTGGACGCGGTCGATGGCACAAGGTCGATGCTGGTGAAGTGGTGCACACCTCGAGCAGGTGAGTTCGGCCGGTTCGATAGGCCGCACCAGGTCATCGTGGACCGAGGCACGCTGCTCAATGCCCGCAGCATCGTGGCTCTGGCAAGCGCAGGGTTCCCGGTAGACTCGACATGTGCGAGCGAGGTGGTGCTGTACCTGCGCAAGAGTGAGTCGCAGTACCTCGCCACGACGGTGCGAGCGGCGCAAGAGATGGTGGCAAGCGTGACAGGCTGGCATGGGGCGCTCGATTGGACTGCCTCGAGCTTCTTGATAGGCGAGAAGCAGGCGGGTTTGGGTTGCCCGACGTTCGAGAACCTCAACCCTGAGCTGGCGCGGCATGTGGGCGCGTTCACGGTGAGTGGCGAGGCATCGAAGCAGCTGGTGGTGCTGCGAGACATCGTTGACCAGCACCCCGACATGGCGACGGTGGTTGCGGTAGCTTTGGCGTCACCTTTGATGCGGGTAGTGTCGGCACCGGTGTTTGTCCTCGACATCGCCTGCGAGAGTAGCCGAGGCAAGACCAAGGCGCTGCTGGTGGCTGCGTCGGTGTATGGCTCGCCACAGACGATGCGGTCATGGGACACAACGAAGTACGCGCTCGAGATAGTGGCGAATGCGCAGCGGGGGTTGCCGTTGTTGCTCGATGAGACGCAGCGAGCGAGCAAGCCAGAGATGGTGCAGCCGATGGTCTACGACCTGTGCAACGTCGAGGGCAAGATGCGAGGCAAGGCCGACGGTGGAGTGCGGGCTATCTCTCGGTACGAGTCGCTGGTCATCAGCACAGGTGAGCAGAGCATAGCAGCCTTTGGCGACGCAGGCGGTGCTAGGGCGCGAATCCTGACCATCCAAGGCAGCCCTTGGAACGTGGGTATGCCCAAGCCTACGCCAGAGGCCATCAGGGCCTTGACGGTGTACCAGAGCCAGAGCCTCGACACCTTGTCGGACCACTACGGGCACGCGGGCCGGATGTTTGCCGAGAAGGTGGCGGTGCTGACAGAGGACGAGAGGCGTGAGCTGCGAGCTCGTTATCGTGAGCTGGTGCATGCTCGGTCGGTGTCGGTGGAGGAGCTCAGCCCCAGTCACCCGATTGGGTCTCGGCTGTCGACGTATGCTGCGCTGATTGACCTTGCCGGCGAGCTGGCCGAGCGTTGGCTCGAGATGAAGCCGGCGGCATGGCTGTCGAGGGAGCGATGGTCAGCGATGCTCGGTTGCGGCCGTCCTGCCGACGTGGCAACGCAGGCGATGGAGCGGCTGGTGGCATGGGGTTGGTCAAGGTCAGCGCAGCTGCACGGCCATGGTGATGCGACCAAGACGTTGGGGCGCGATGCCATCGGGACCTTCTCGGTTGATGGGGTGACAGGCAGGCCCAAGTTGCAGTTTGTGATGGCAACGGCCAACGACATGCTGCGCTCGGCAGGGTACCAGCCGGGAGCAGTAGCAGCGACATGGGCCTCACGCGGTTGGCTCAATGGCGACAAGGGGTCAAATACCTCTAAAGTCGTTAGTGTGGCAGGGTTCAAGGTGCGCATGTACGACTTGAGCACGGTAGCACACTCGCTGCATGTGTGGCCGAGCGAGGATGCGGCAGAGAACATCTTTGCCGGTGATGTTCCGTTCTGAGCAGAAATCGACATCGGGGGGCAGAAATCGACATCAACGATGTTGACCGCAGGTGAATACCTGTTAGGACCTCTTCTCACAGGCAGCGACAACTGCCCGCCCTACATAGTCACCCCGCCCCGCTTAGGGGCACACCCAGGAGAGAAGCCATGAGGCTTACCATCGAGAACGCGTCCGAGACCTTCCTCACCCTCGTCAACACCATCACCGGTACTGAGTTCACTCAGACCAAGACCTGCATCATCGGTGACACCCGGTGCCAGAGCATCAAGCGCCACGAGGGCACTGGCACGCTGGTCGACTATTCCTTCACGCTCGCCATCCTCGAGACGGGCCGTGATGCCTCTGGCGAGCAGCTGCACGACATGCGTGTGATTGCCAACCGCACGGTCAACCTGCCTTGGTCGCAGGGCAACCGCACGACCATCACGTCGGTGGCTATCTCTGACCAGTCGCCCATCGACCTCAACAACCTTGGCCTTGCCATCGAGCACTGCATCGACCGGCTGACCGAGCAGGCTGAGGTTCTCTCGCAGCATGTGCGCAGCGAGGTGGCCTATGTCTAAGGTCAACTACCCCAACGCAGTGCGAGAGATTCCCGTCCACGAGCACGGCAGCCGCGAGTGGCTCATCGAGCGTGCCAACACCCTCGGTGCATCTGAGCTGGGCAAGGCGCTCGGCGTGTCGCCCTACGGTGGCCTGCTGTCGCTGGTCATCGAGAAGCGCCAGTCGCGCGCCGGCAACCCCGATGTCATCACCTCTGATGCGATGCAGGATGGTCAGGATGCCGAAGACACGGTCCTGCGCATGGCATGGCGTCGCCTTCAGCAGCTCGCAGGCGGTGCCTACTACAGCACGCCGCAGCCAGAAATGGTCAAGGGCACTGCCATCGCGCTCGGTGCCCTGTCTGCCACGCCTGATGCGCTCATCATCGACCAAGAGACGATGAATGCGGTTAGTCTTATCGAGGCAAAGCTCGACCGCTCGCGCAACACCGACTGGGCCGAGGTGCTCGAGAACGGCTTTGGTCACTTGAACGGGCAAGACCTCAGGTTGAACTACTGGTGGCAAGTCCAAAGTCAGCTGTATTGCTCGGGTCTTTCAGTAGGTTACCTCGCAGTTTGGACTGTGTTCAACTTCTATCTCATCGAGATTGAGGCAGACGAGGCCGCAGCCGAGGTGATTGCCCAGGTAGGCCCGACCGTGATGGCATGGGTTGTCGACTCGGCCGACCGTCTGCCTGCTCCGACTGATGCCGACGGGCTGCGCACCATCGCAAGCACGGTGCGTCCTGCCTCTGAGGGGCCGATTGAGGTGGAGGGAGCAGTGGCCGAGGCCCTTGCTGCCTATGTCTCGCTGGGCAAGCAGATTGACGCCCTTGATGAGCAGCGCGACGCAGCCAAGCGCATCATCCTCGAGGCGCACAATGCAGGTGCCAAGCTGGCCTCGGCCGACGGCATCAAGAGCAGCTTCATCGCAGCGTCGGAGCGTGTCAGCCTGGACACCAAGAAGCTCGAGAGTGACCACCCCGCGCTGGTGGCTGACTACCGCAAGGTGACGCAGGTGTCGGCCTCGTGCCGCGTGACTGCCCCGCGCAGCAAGGGCTAAGCCCAGTGGCAGGTGCAACCCCTGCCATGCTGCCTGCCCGATGTTGGGCAAGCCAAGGAGAGAGAGCCATGAGCAAGAAGCTGAAGAGAGAGATAGTGATGATGGCTGTGCAGCGTCGTGTGTTGCCGCTCAAGGACGAGACAGCGGTGCAGCACGCGGTGCGAGCCTACAAGATTGCGCAGGACTGCATGGCTGCGCTCGAGGACAAGGTGGAGGCCGAGCCCGCGCCTGCCGCACCTGCCGAGGTGTCAGACTGGACCGTGAAGCTGGCCGGCGCTGACCTCATCAAGATGTGGACCCCGACAGGCAACCGTTGGGTGACCATCAGCAAGCAGCTCAAGGACTAAGCCTGCTGCCGGGTGCAAGCCCCGGCGTGCTGCCTCACCCGCCCCGATTAGGGGCATTTGAGAAGGAGGATGAGATGAGTAACCAGATGCGACTGATTGACCTGACAGATGAGACGACGGCCGAGTGGCGCGAGCGCATCGAGCACAAGCTCGACAGCATGAACCGCAAGATTGACGCGCTCCTGGCTGCCAAGACCGACGACCAGCCTGCCCTGCTTGCCATGGTTGCAGCTGGCCCTGCGCTGGTGGTGCCCAACGAGGATGAGGCTATGCCTGTCCTGGCATCCTGCCCCACCTGCAACACCAAGGCTTACACCGAGGCTGGCATCGCAGACTTCTTTGGCTGGCGCACGCCTGCCGGCCGTGAGACCATCGTGCAGTCCTGGTGCCGGGAGTGCCGTGCCCTCGAGCAGGCCACGAGCCCGCGCAAGAAGCAACGCCTGCCCGATGATGTGCGTGAGCTCGGCATCCAAGCGCGTGACCTTCACAAGCTGGCCGACGCCAAAGCCGAGGAGCGTGCCAAGGTGCTCGCAGGCAGCAAGGGCCGTGAGACCAAGGAGAGCGTTGTGCTCTTGGTCGAAGAGCAGGACCTGCGCACCGAGGCAGTTCGTCTGCTGTCTGAGTACGACCAGAAGCGCGGTATCCTCCGCAAGGCCAAGAAGGCCACCAACTAACCTCCCCCCCCCCCGCAAGAGAGAGAGACCCCATGAGCATGCAGATTGCCAAGAACCAACACCCCGTCGAGGGCTGGCTGTCTAACCCAGACAACTTTGCCAAGGTCGCCAACGCGCTGCCGACGCACCTCAATGCCGAGCGCATGCGCCGGCTCTACCTCACCGTGTTCAACAACAGCCCGGCACTCAAGGCGTGCAGCCCTGCCTCCGTCATCGGCTGCCTGCTCAAGTCTGCCCAGCTCGGCCTCGAGCCGGATGGTGGCAAGCTCTACCTTATCCCGCGTGGTGGCGAGTGCACGGTGCAGATTGGCTTTCAGGGCTACATCGAGCTCGCCCGCCGCTCTGGTCAGATTGCCGCCATCGAGGCCAACATCGTCTACGAGACAGACGACTTCTCGATTGCCTACCATCTCGACAGCAAGTTTGAGCATCGGCCCAACCTGCGTCGTGCAGCCGACGACAAGGTGCTCGGCGTGTATTGCTATGCCAAGCTGACCTCTGGCGAGCGGCTGTTCACATGGATGAGCCACGCCGATGTCGAGCATGTGCGTCGCACGAGTTCTGGCAACAGCAGCACCTGGACCAAGCACTGGGGCGAGATGGCGAAAAAGACGGTGCTCAAGCGTGCCGCCAAGATGCTGCCCAGCTCGATTGAGATGGCTGCTGCTATCGAGACCGAGGCCGAGCACGAGGGCTACCAGCAGGAGGCGCCTGTGGTGTCTCATCAGGTGGTGACGACTCCGACGGCAGTAGGTGGTGCCCGGCTGCCTGCTCCTCCGCCGCCCATCGAGGTGACGGCCGAGGAGGTCGAGGTCACTGAGCTGGCTGCAACCGAGGCTGCTACCGAGCCCCTCAACCTCGACGAGGTGCCGTTTTGAGTAACTACCCTCACGCCCGCGCCGTCCTGGCGTCTCGCATCGTGCAGCTGCACGGCACCCAGCACCGGCTGGCTCAGCTCCTTGGCGAGAGCCGGCAGCTGCTGCTGCAACGGCAGAAGTCGGCAGCCAAGTATGCCAACAGCCACGGCTGGTGGTCCAACCTGCTCATCATGGAGCCTACCTGGCTGCTCGAGGAGATGCAGAGCCGGCCGATGCCGAGCCCGATGTTGGTTGCTGCCGCTGTTGAGCTCAACCAGAACACCTACAACCAGTACCGCCGTGTTGGCGGTCGCCCCCGCAAGGTGAAGCCATGAGTACCGACTACTACATCAAACTAGGTCATGAATGCGCAGCCAGAGGCTGGTTCTTTTGGGAGCCTGGCATGCTCGCTCGCAGTGCGACTACTGGACCGAAAGGCGGCTTTCGCAAGTGTCGCGTGATTGGCGAGATGGGCGACGGAACGCCTAAGACCAACAGCGGCAAGTACGTTATGCCGGTGCACATGTGCCTCGGCTGCGAGCTTGAGCTGGTTCTCCCGGACCTCACCGATGCTGCAACGGTCGGCTGCCTGCTTGACCTTGCGCGGCGCAACATCGGTCGCAACGTTTCTCCCATCTGGTCAGAGGATGGCTCATGGCATGTTTCTGGCTTTCCGCAGTGCTTCCCAAGCGAGGCCGAGGCATTGATGGCAGCCACCGACAAGGCAGTGCCTAACTCGGCAGCAATGGCAGCAAAGAGGTTGCAGCTGCAAGCCGATACCAAGGCTCGGTTGCAGGCCGAGAAAGATGAAGCTGTCGCGCTTGAGAAGCGACGCGCTGAAGCAGCTCGTGAGCGCGCTGCCGAGTGGGCTCGCACTGAGCCCCAGCGTCGTGCCGAATCAATCGCCTTTAGAGCAGCGGAAGAAGCCAAGATGCAGGCAAAGCGCGACAAGCTTGCCGCGTCTAACCTTGCTCGGTTGGCTAAGGTTTGGGACCGCTGGCCTGCCATGAGCAACGAGGAGTTGGCCAAAGAGCATCTCAACTTGACCATGACCCTCTCCAAACTGGTCGAGGCTCATCAGGCAACAAAGGTTGAGACTAGCTTGTACAACAAGCATGGCCACCACGGCGGCGTGAAGAAGCCATCTCCCGGTCTGCAGGCTCGTGCGCATCATGTGCGCGACGCGAGCGCTCTTCTTGTAGCCATGAAGCAGGAAATGACGAAGCGGGGCAAGCCATGACCAAGCCCCTACCAGAGATGTCGGTGGCCGAGCTCAATGAGCAAATCTGGCTGCACCACGAGATGGTCGGCCACCTCGAGCGCCGCAACCTGCGGTTCAAGACCAGCCTGCTGAAGTTCGAGACAGGGGTAGCCAAGAAGTGGCGAGACGACGAGACCGGGCATGGCCGGCTGTTCTGCGAGCTGGTCATCATGGGCCTCGATGAAGAGGAGCAGGCCATCGAGGCCGAGAGGACCGAGCTCTTCAAGGTGCTGGCTCTAATCAAGACCGAGGCCCAGCGCAGGGGGTTGGCATGAGCTCAGCAGCTGACAGGCGAGCGGAGGCCATCGAGCGCATCGGCAAGGTGCGTGCCGAGGTCGAAGCCAAGGAGGCCGAGAAGGCAGCCAAGGCCGAGGCCGCCAAGCAGCGCAAGCGGGAGACCAAGAGGCGCTGGGCAGCGCAGCACCCTGAGAGGGCCAAGGCTCTGCAAGCCAAGAAGAACGCCAACAAGAACGACCGCATCAACGCCCGTCTTGCGTCCGACCCTGCCTACCGTGAGGAGCGCAAGGTCAAGCGGCAGGAGAAGTACCAGGAGAACAAAGAGCGCCTCGCAGCCAAGCGCCAAGCCCGGCTCGAGGAGGTCAAAGCCATGAGAGACAAGCTAACCCAGTTGACCAACCCAACCCCTACCGAGGACATCATGACCGCTGACGACAAGAACATCCTAAACAAGATTGAGGCAGCCAAGGCCGAGATGGGGCGCCTCATGGTCACGCTCGATGACCTGCACAACGAGCAGACTTTGCTCGAGGAGGGTGACGCATGGGTCGAGAGTACGCCCTACTGCGAGCTGGTTGCCGAGGGCATCGCCATCAACATTGCCGAGCGGCAGGCGACCTTCGAGTGGAAGTACAAGCAAGCGGCTATCTCGGTGTGGATGTACCGCATCGAGGCCAAGCGCCGTGGCCTGCTGTGAGCACCGAATTCACCGGAAAAGCCGGAGAGTTGAGGGACCTGCCAGACGATGAGCTCTTGGCCGGATGGGAGTTGCATCGGGCTTTGAGCGAGGCAGCCTACCGCAGGCTGCGTGAGATTGCCTCGGAGGAGGCCGACTACAACCGCCGCAGGTACCTCGAGCTGGCTCGCACGCCAGTGGGCAAGGCAGAGTACATTGCGCAGATTTCACTGTTCCGTTTAGCCGAGGTCACACCTCGACAGGCTTTCTATGACGCGAGCGAGTTCTGCCGTCAGTGTGCAGATGAGTGGGAGCGTCGGGGCAACGAGGTGCACAACCCGCGTATCGAGAAGCTCAAGGCGCAGCTCAAGGGTGGCAAACCGTGACCCGCATCATCTACACAGGCGTTGACCCGGGCAAGAGCGGCGCAATCGCCAGCCTCGACCAGGACGGCACCATCCTCAAGGTGTCGAGGTTCAATCAGGCCGACACCGAGGGGCGCATCGCGCTCATCATCGGTGACCACTTTGCCGAGCTCGAGGACTGCATCCACGCTGCCACCATCGAGCGTGTCGGAGCCATGCCTAAGCAGGGTCTGAGCAGCACCTTTGTCTTTGGCCGTGTCTATGGCGAGGCATGGGCAGGACTGGTGCTCAGCAAGGCCCGCGTGTCGAGCGTCGCCCCATCTACCTGGCAGAGCGACATGAGGCTGCCCAAGAAGGTCGAGTACGCTGCACACAAGCGCGCCATCAAGGCCGAGGCCGAGACCCGGTGGGGCCGCACCTTCACGCTTGACCAAGTTGACGCCATTTGGATAGCCGAATGGGCACGACTCAAGGGGCCGTGGTCACGCGGCGCAACAGCTGGAGGGTAGCCATGCACGACGAGTGGACCAGACCTCTGATGCCGACAGCGCACATGCTTGAGCTCCACTTTGGCGGCCGCTGGTCAGTCCTGCATGAGGGCCGGCGACTGGCTCTGGCTGCTCACCAGCCGGTGCCTTGGACCATGGCTCTTGTCTCTGACTACGGGATGCTGCGCATGGAGCTGCGTCTGAGTGAGGGCGGTCTCTTCTTGGCAGCCATCACCTACGAGGACTTTGACCAGCCTCTGGTGGTGTCAGCAGGGGCCGTATTCACCGAGGCAATCAGCAGTGTGCTGCGTGCCTACCGCAACACCGTGAACAGCCTGCCAGAGCCCGTCACAGGGCTGCCTGATGAGCGCGGTGCCTACTACCGACAACACCTCACCTTGAAGCGGAAGCAAGCCAGATGAGCACAGCCTACTCTTACATGGTTGCCGGCGTGAAGCTGGTGCCCGACAACCGCAAGGTGCAGCCCGACCCTCTGCTCCTGGCATTCATGGTCCTCTTCTTTGCCTATGTCATCTGGCTGTTCGTGCGGGCCGACCGTGACAAGCCGTGAGCTGGTTCTTTTGCGCTCTCGTGGATGCCGTCATGCGTGACCCTGTCATCGTCGTGATGGGCATCATCCTTCTTATCTCTACCTTCGCTGACCAAATCGACCGCTGGTGACCCGATGACCATGGATGCAAAGCAGATGAGGCGCAAGCCTCTCGATGATGAGGGCGACATCGCCCGACCCGACCGCCTCGAGGCGCTTGCCATGCGTCGTCTCGTTGCAGCTCGTGGCTACTGGCTCTCTCCGATGCACGCGACCACGCCGGTGCCGAGGCTTGATGGCAAGGAGCTCAGCATCGACATTAGCCAGGCACACAGCACGGCACCGATTGTGTCGAGGTTTGAGACGGGCAAGAACGTGCTCAACCGCATCGACAACCCGGGGCAGAAGCGCGGCAGCACGAGCAGCTACGACACACAGGTCAACCAGAGAGCTCTGGCTAGTCACGAGCGCCTGTCGTCGAGCGAGCGTGAGGTGATGGAACGCAGCAAAGAGGAGCGGCGCAAGACCGAGATTGAGGACAAGGCGCGCCGCATGCGTGAGATTGAGGTCGAACTGCTGCCCCAGCTCACCGAGGAGGACAAGGCGCGCAACCTTGCCAAGGCCAACCGCATCAAAGCCAAGGCAGCCAAGTACGAGGCCGAGCAGAAGCGGCTCAAGGACCTGCGAGACAAGGCTGTCGAGGCCAAGCGTGGCATGAGCCTAGCCGAGCGTGAGCAGGCAGACCTCAAGCGCAAGCGTGAGCAGTCTCAAGCGCGTCGTGCAGCCGAGAAGGCAAAGCGGCTTGCAGCTGCACCGCCTGCCCCTATCGTCGAGCCCAAGCCGCCTGCCAAGCGAGGGCGTCCAAAGGCCGCGCCTGTGGCTCTCAACCTCGAGCCGACCAAGGAGCTCATCTCGGCCGATGAGGAGGCGAGGGCAACCCCTCTGCACATCATCCTCAAGCTCACGCTGCAAGACCGCATTGGCGCATGGCAGCGGTACTGCCGCAGCAGTGGCAAGCCGATAACGCCAGAGACGGAGGCTGCGCAGATGCTGCTGGTGGAGCAGACCCTGATGGACCACGTCAACCAAGACCCGGACTACCTCTACAAGTGGATGGAGAAGCGCATCATTCATGCCCGCTCGGCCGTCATCATCAAGCGAGAGAAGAGGCGGGGCAACATCGACGAGAGCAGCGCAGCCGAGGTCAGAGCCGCAATCAACCCCATGGCAGCCAAGCGCCAGGCTCTTGAGGCGATGACGCCAGAGGAGAAGGTGCAGCGCCGCAAGGAGATGAACAAGGTCTACAAGCTCAACCGTCGTGCGGCAGGTAAGGCGAACTGATGAGGCAGATGACACCAGAGCAGCGGGCTGATGCTATCGCTCGCATCACAGCCGTTGTAGAGGCCAAGCGCCTTGAGGATGATGCGGCTGCCGAGACGGTGGCTAAGGTTGCCGAGGTCAAGACAGAGGCACGTCGAGCAGCCTGCAAGGAGTACACCAAGCGGTGGCATGCCAAGTGCAAGGCCAAGCGGGAGGCAGACCCTGCCAAGCGTGAAGCCTACCTCGAGCAGCAGCGCATCAAGGACCGAGCCTACTACCACGCAAGGAAAGCCAGACAATGAGCACCCCATCCTACAAGCGAGATGCGATTGAGTACCGGCGCGAGGTCATGGTGCGCACCGCAGCTGCATCGACTGGCTATGCCTGGTCGTTGGCCTCGCAGCCGTTTGCCGACTTCATCCTGACCAAGCGAGGCACCAGTCGTGACCACTTCATCTTGGTGAAGGTCTACGAGTGCATGAGCCCGGGCACAGGCGACCTCTGCATCGACGCTGCCGAGTGGGCCGCTGGTACTGTAGCAGCTCGTGCCCTCGGCTGTGCCTTTGGTGTGCTGAGACGCACGCCTGACGGTGTGCAGATGATGGTTAACGGCATCGACAATGAGGGCCATAAGCCAGAGCTCGAGGTCGCCAACGGCTTTGTCGAGGTTCGCATCGCCACCGACTGGTTCGGTCCCAACGTGCAGCTGCCCAATGGTCAAACATGGCAGCACCTCAAGGCAGATTAGGGTGGTGTGACCGGCCCCGTAAGGACCCGCATCCGTGAACAACCGGTCACACCATAAGTCTAAGCAGGCGGCTGCTCGGCAGGAGTCGCACCGCGCTCACCTACGCTGCTGGGACTGCGGCTGCCTGCGTCAAAGATGTTAGCCATGGCCGAGCCAAGGATGCCCGTCATGACCAGCAGGATGTCCTTGCTCATCTGGAAGTACGACACGCCGATACCGTCTGCATCGACGCTGCCGGGCACATACCAGTTCACGAGCGTGAGGATGCCAAGGAAGCCCATCAGCGCGGCAATGCCGAGGAAGATGAGGCGAAGGATGGAGAGCTTGCGGGCTGCCTTACGGTCGGCCGCAGCAATCTCAATGGCGATGCCCCGATTGAGGCGCGCCACCTCGGCCTCGGCAATCGCAGCACGAGCCAGAGCATCAGAGAGGGTGATAGAGGGGTCTTGCTCAATCATGGCTACTCGTCCCAGTGATTGACTTGGTTCTCAAGTCGGCCAACGCGCCTGCCGAGGTCCTGGACATCGTCAGCCAGCCTGTTGAGGGTAGCCGCATCAGGCATCTCATCGAGGCGGCTGCGCATCTCCTTGACCTCGGCCCTCAGCTCCTTCCACTCTTCGCGCATCATGTTGAAGGCAAACGAGCCAAGCAGCAGGATGATGGTCGATGCAACAGAGCCAATGACGGTGATGACGCGCCATATGGTCGGCAGGCCCACCACGGCCTTGGCAGCGAGCGACTCTACCGAGCCGGTGCGCTCACTCGCCATTGGTGTCAACCGAGGTCTTGGCTGCGTCGGCATCGAGAGCCCGCTCAACCTTGGTCTTGACCTCGACATTGCCAGCCGCAAGGGCCGAGGCACCACCAGCAAGGGCCACCCACATCGGTATGGTCACCGCACCGATGCCGCCTGTGGCAGCTGTCACGACGACTGGCACGACAGTTCCGATGAGGCCACCGAACACGAGGCCCCAGTTGAGGCCACCTTTGCTGTTTGTGAGCTTGACCACGTTGCCTCCTAGACCGTTGCAGGGTCGAACCATCCGACCGTCTTGTTGATGATTTCAGCGTCCGACCACTTGTGGGTCTTGCGATACACGCCGTCACCCTCGCGGCTGCCTGCTGCGTTAGTGTTACCCTCGATGGTGTGGAAGCCGACTGCATCGACGGCAACCACGATGCCGGTGTGACCTTGGCACCAAGAGCCCTTGCGAGCTGCCGAGGCTGCCGCAGGGTCTTGAGCTCGTGACCAGATGTAGCCGGGCTTGACCTTGGTCTGATAGCCGGCATCGAGCGGCGTGACCTTGACGGCATTCTTGCCGCTCATCTGAAAGAGCGAGACGGCTGAGCCAGAGCACCACTTAGGCGGCTTGGCGAGTCCTCGGCTGGTCATGACGCACCAGCTCACAAAGGCAGCGCACCAGGGCGAGCCCTTGGTCATGCCGAGGCAGTGTAGGTACTTCTCGACATCGGGGCCTGCGTTCTTGCCGACCTCTCGCACGCCCTTATTGGCCTCGGCCGTGGCGGTAGCGATGAGAGCCAGAGCAGCCTCTGTGATGTTGATGGGCGCGGCAGGCGGTGCGGCAGGTGCAGGCGGTTCTCTGAGAGCAGCGAGCGTGCCGGGTCCGAGCTTGCCGTCGGCAGGCAGGCCATGCTGCGCTTGCAAGGTGCGCACCGCAGCGGCAAAAACGGGGTCAGAAGGGTTGAGCGTGCACAGCGGTAGAGGTAGGTCGGCAACCTGCCAGAGCACCCCTGCTTTGCTGCTGTTGTAGGCTACTGCTGCGTCGCTCATGGTTCAGTCCTTCTTGGGTCGGCCGCGCTTGGCCTTGGTGGCTACTGGTACAGACTCGAGCTTGGCAATGTCGGCAGCGAGCGCAGCCTTGGCAGCCATCTTGTCCTTGAGCCAGCCGGGCTGCTCGAGGTTGACCACCTTGCCAATCTGCACGTCCTTGGGCTGCTCCTCCTTGAACTCCCATTGAATGCCGCTCGAGCTCGGTGTCTCGATGACCTCAAGAGGCTTGCCGCTCACAGTGACCCGCTCACGCATCGAGGAGAGGATGGCCTCGAGGGCAGTGATGACAGCTGGCTCATCAAAGTGCCGTGTGACCACCTCGATGTGCATGTTGCCCGGCGTCCTGACAACGATGCCGTCACGTGTCGGGTACGAGGTGCAGTGCTTGAGCTCAGAGAAGAGGCTGGCAAGTGAATGAATGCTCATGGTCTCGTGCGGGGGTTACGGGAGGTCGGCAGCCGTGAGAATCTGCTCTTGCATGTTGATGCCGTAGATGGTCACTGGCGAGCCGGTGTTACTCTTTACCTCAACCGTGATGCCAAACCAAGTAGAAGGTGGAATGCCAGTAATTTGGTCGATGATGCAGCCCATTCCACCTGTGGTCAGGGCAGTTGTGCCGTAGGAGGTAATGACGCGCACATTGCAATCGTCAGAGGCCGTGACGCCAATCAGCATGATGCCATTGGCAGTAGGCAGCATCTTGGCCTGAAAGCCGTAGGCTACCTGGTACGAGGCCGAGGCCGTAGTCACTACCTTGGGCAGGCTGGCAATGAGGCGCCGGCGCGTGGCAAACACGAACCGGTCACGCAGGACCAAGCTCCTCATGCTCGATGCCTGTATCCAATCGCCTGCAATGAGGCCGACCGGTGCGGCTGGCTCAATGTCTGGTACAGCAAAAGACATTATTGCACCTTGCAGTTGAAGGCATAGATGTAGAGGTCGGCCGTGGCCGTGATGGTGCCGTAGTAGACCGCATCGGTGGTACCGTTGCTGCCCTGTGCAATCTCAGTCGCCACATTGGGGCCCCATGCGAAGCGCACCGACAAACCTTTCGCTGCATCTTGTATGGGCATGGCATCGCGCATGCCCCAGAGCTGGTCACCTGCCAGCACGCCATTCATAAACATTGCAGTACCAGGTTGCGGGTTAACCGTGATTTGACCAGTGATGCGCGGCACTGGCATGTTTGTATGCGTGATGTCGTTGTCGACCGTGTTGCCTTGGAAGTCACGCACGCCAAAGGTGATGTCGGGCGCAGCGTCAGTTGCAGTGTAAGCCACCGCTCGGAAGCTGACCAGCAGCTGCTGCACCGACTTGTTGGTCTGGACAAAGAAGGCGAAGGTGGCCTCTTCGCCTGCCGGGAGCACGCATCCGAGGTAGCCGCCAGTGCTAAGCAGTGTGCCTGCGTTGGGCTGTAAATTAGCCATGGCCGGGTCAATCTGATTGCTGATGCGCTTTATACTTGTTGGCTGCTGATAGACATAAGGTGAACGCACCGAGCCAAACGCAGGCCAAGATGTCTCAACCGAGATGGAGAACAGCTCAAGTCGGCCGAGCTCGTAGAGGTTAGCATTGTTCTTGGGCGCGCCAGTCGTGTTGGTGGTCAAAATAGGAGGGGTAGTCTCCAGCTCAGGCCACACCACCAGCACACCATGCGGAGGCCGGTCAGCGTTGATGTTGTGCTTGAACGCGCACACTTGGTAATTGAGCAGCGCATCGGGTGAAGGTGCTGGGTTGCCCGCGCTTGGGTCAAACGAGATGAGATGGTACATCTCATAGTAGCCAGTGGCCAGCGTGAACGGATAGTTTGAGCCAAATGGCTCACAGAACACCTGATTGCCAACGCCTCCGACTACCTCGACGGTGCCGACTGGCTCCTCGCTCACATCGGACTGAAACGAGATGAGAAAAGCTCGCCGGCCGGTCAAGCCAGAGCTGGTAACCGCTATGTCAATCGAAGTCGGAGAGGCACTGCCTGGCACATCGCTGTCGACCTGCCAACCTGTGTCGATGTCTTGCACGTAGATTCTGCCACCGATGGCCGCATTGGTCGTGCGGTAGAACACCTTGACCACAAAGGTGATTGCGTTGTTGCCAACATCAACAACAATGATTGTGCCGCGCCTGTCTAAGGCCGAGGCCCACTTGACCTTGGCATCGCCTTCAGCAGTGGTCGGGTAGACAAAGGTGGCAAGCCTTGTCAGCTGCTTGTCATAGGTGTTTACATTGGCGGCTAGGCTCTTGCCCACAAAAGCCGAGAGCGGCTGGTCAGCAACAACCGTCGTATCATCGAGCTTAACCCATTGCATTTATCGCACCCACTTTCTTGCGTTGTTGGTCGAGCCGTCCACCTGCGCAGCGTCGTCAGCTTGAAAGACATCATAAATTGCGTTGATGTTGATTGAGCCAAAGTAGGATGCATCGGCAAGCACAATGATGTCACCAGGCACCGCATAGTACTCAAAGCCTGGCAGGTTGAGGTAGTTGCCAGAGACTCCTTTGAGCTGGCCCTGGTACTTGAAGGTACCGTACTGGTCGAGCAGCTGCACCTCGTACCATGAGCCATTTCGTTGGTACGTCAGCTCGAACGCATTTGCATCACAAGTGGGTTGGCCCGGCTGCGCATCATCAGGTCCAGCCGTAAAAACGTTCTCGCCCACCTGTATGAGGTCACCACCCGGCACATCCTCCACAAGGGCCGAGCAGGACCAAACCGGTATCTTGTTATCCGGCGACACATAGCCCGGCAAGATGATGGTGTAGGCCGTTGTCGGTGTCTGCCACGAGCGCGCTGCCTTGAGCACATAGCCAGTCAAAGCCTGCACACCCAGCTCGCCCTCGCTGTTGACGAGGTAGTCGGAGGTCAGCGCCACCTCTTGGCCTACTATGAGCTTAAGTTGTGAGTCACGCAGCGATAGGTCGACGCGAGCTGCGCTCTGGCTGTACCGCATGATGAGGCCAAAGGCGTTAGCCATCATTTGAGTGTTGCCCCACGACGGGTCATCAGGGTTAGCACCTTGACCAGAGAACCAGTGACCGATGGTCATCTCCTTGCCAAGGCCGCTCGATGCTAGGTCGATGTTGAGGTAGGGCACATCGTAGGTTACCACTTCAGGGCTAACCTGAGTGCAGTACTTAGCTGTGACGCGCATGAGGCAGAGGCCGCGCTCAAATGTCAGCTTGATGCTGGGGTCCGATAAGGCCGCGTCACTTACCAGGGCTGGCACCGCGCGAACGCCGGACCACGAGCCAAAGCAGAACTTGCCTTGGTCGTAGACCATGTAGGCGCCAAGGCGCTTGAGGATGCCGTCGAGCACATCAGCGACCGTCTTGGCCGACTCGTGTTCATAAGGTAGTACAACACGAGGAATGTTCCCCTGCGTAAGAATCAACTCAGTGTCAATCGTAACCACATCTGGCCTGACTAGATTTTTGGTCAGAGCGTTCAAGCTCGGCATGTCAATGATGTCACTAATGGCATCAATTGGGAATGGCAGCCATGCCGACTCATTGGGCGCGCGAGCCCCGAGGTAAAGAGTGAGGTCGGCTGAGTAAGAGCCCAGCAGCAGGTCTACAATGAGAGAGGGAAAGTCTACGGCTTCTAGGCAGTTCTCGCCCCGCATCGTGGCAGACTGTGGCGTCATTGTAGTAGAGTATAAAGGGGCCGCACGATTAAGGCCATTGAACGTTGCATCAACCGAAATTATTGGTCCTTTGCTATTTACGTCGTAGTAACCTTTAACAAACGACATAGGATAAGACGTGGTTGTTGCAACATTGGTTCCCCAATCAAGCGTGATGTCATTATTGACAATAATGACATCTGGTCTTTCAGAGTCAAATGCCAGCGGAACACCAATGCCCCCGTTGTCTTTTTCACGCAGCTGCCACAGCTTTACTGCCGTTTCACCTGTTTTAGGCAGAATCGGATTGTAACGAGGCCCGTAGACACCGGCCTCCCATGGTGTGGTGGTATCCGGTCGCAGAACCACGCTGTTGGTTTCCGCGTTGTACACACTACCGGCATCCCGAATGGCGGAAACAGTGACTGGACCCCATGCCGGGATGAACGGGGCCTGCTTGAGGTAGGCCATCATGCTCGAGCAATCGACCTTGATGAGGTTCTGCTGCCCTGCCGAGGTGTCGTTGCTCACCTTGTTGACATAGCCTCGAAAGATGAGCTTCTCATCAGAGAGATTTGTCTCTGACGTTGTGATGACAACCGGCAGCTGCTCGCAGCCGCCAAGAGGGTTGCCGCCGTTGAGGTCGTAGACGATGGAGCCAAGAGGCTCGTTGCCGACACCCTGAGCCGTCATGCCAATTGGCACATTGGCGCAGCCCCACACACGAACACCTGTCAGCACAGGGCTGTTCGAGACTATCTTGAACACCGTGTTCTGCACGCGGTAGTAGGCGCTCACCGTGAACAGAGCAGGGTTAGGCACCGGTATCTCAACCGTGCCAGCAGCAGGCAACACATAGCCAATAAGACGCACTGGCTGGTGCAAGGCTGCGTCATACACCTCACGCTTGCCTCGGCTCAACAACAAGCGACGGGTAGCTGGCGTCGACAGCACCGTGAAGCTCGTGGTGCTATCCGAACCCAGCGAGCCAAAAACCTGTATCTCGCTGCTGAGCTGGTCAGACAGAGACACCACCGTGCCAGGAACCAACGTTGAGAACCCCGCAATCTCCCGAGTTGTGAACACGGCAGGGTTTACTGAACTCGTGTCACCTAGCCCAAGTATCTTGATGGCTACAACGCGCTTGCTCATTAGGTCTCACCCCGGAACACGAGGCCAGCCGTCGACCACAGACGAGGCTCATCTGCCGCCGTCACGAAGTCCTCGGCCGAGCCCTTGTTGCTCACGCCTGGCATACGGCACACCTGATAGGTGCCTGGCGCCGTGCCTGCTACCGTTGTTGCCGCACGGTAGAGCCGAAAAGTCTTGCCCTCCGACGCTGCCTCAACCAGCCCCTCAAGCGTGTTGTTCACATCGTACACTTCACGGTTGGCTGCGTTGGCATAAATCTGAATGTTGGCAAACCACCGCGTGTAGTTCGCTGCGCAGAAGATGGTGCTCATCATCTCGAGGTCGGCAACCGCGCCCCAGTTGACCACGTCGGTCGTCAGCCCGCTCATGTCGCTTGAGCTCGAGGCCGCTCGCTGCGTCAGCATCCGACGCACATCACCTGCCAACCCAGCAGGACCCCAAAACATGCCCGGGTTGATGGTGGTCACCAGAAAGCCAGACTGAGGAATGGGAGAGGTTATGGCTGCCGGTATCGTCTTAAACTGAGTATTGAAGCCGAACTTGATTGCTTTGGCTACCGTGCCAAAGTTCAGGACGATGGCCGTGGTCCTCGTGTTTCTCCAAACAATGCCAAGCGGGCTGTTCGAGGGGCCGGGACCGTCGGTGTATTGAAAAATCGTTTCAGTGATAGCACCTGGATAAACCGAGTTGACGGCGCCAGTTAGGTAGGCAGCCGCTGTGTCGATGGCTGCTTCTCTGGTGCTGGTGTCGTCGACGCCAAAGCCATAGCACGTTGTGGCTACGTTGTACGGTGCGGCAGGCGTGGCGCCGTCGACGGTAAATGGTCCGACCGTGTCTGACCAGGTGATGAGGGGAAAGTTCATTAGTAGGCTCCTTGACTGAGCAGGCCGCGCTGGCGGGCGCTCTCTTGCATCTGCGCAAACTGGCGGGCCACACTCTCGCCGTCGGCAAAGACCGAGTCAACACGCAGGTTGAATGAGTAGTTGTTGCTGGCCTTATCAGCATCTGGCTCCTTCGCAGTAGCCGGTGTATCGCCTGCGTTCGGCTTCTTTGTCGGCATCATTGCGTTGCCTATCATGTAGGCTGCCGTGCCTGCCGCTGCCATGCCGATAGCCATAGGGTTGAACTCGGCCGCATAGACCCCTGCCTTGACCATGGCTTGGTCACCAAGGCCGATGATGACGTTGGCAATCTGCGTGCGGGCAAAGTCTGACGCTGACTTAGCCGTGAGCTTGCCGGCTGCCAGCTCTTTGCCGGTGGCCTGCATGAAGGCTCCCAGCTCTTGGCCGAGCCTTTCCTTGGTGCTTGCTAGGATGGCAGCGTTGCGCTCCTCTGTCTCTTTGACAGTCAGCTCGCCTCGAGCATGAATCTCGGCATCGTGGTCGTCGAGCATCTTCTGACTGAAATCGAGCAAGCTCTCAGCAGCTGCCTTTTCCTTCTCGTACTTGGCATCGCGCTGCTCATCTTCCCACTTCATCTGGTCGAGCTCGTTCTCCTGCTCGAGCTTGTCGTTTCTTGCCTTAAGCGCTGCCAGCTCCTCATCGGCCTTTGTCGCAGCGTCAATCTTCCCTTGGTTCTCCTTGCCTATCCGAGCGATGAGCTCATCGAGGGTTTCTGGCGTCTCCCCAGGTGCCTTGCCTCCGCCGCCGCCGCTGGTCTTGGCTGGAGGTGGGGTTGCAGCAACATCCTTGAATCCAGCTATGATAGCATTGGTCAAATCAAGCTGCTCTTGAGTCGCTTTTGATACACCCTCGCGCTGCTTCATTTGTTGCGCCATGACCAACTGGCCCTGCACAAGCATCTCGTTGTTGTAGACGCGCCGGGCCTCCGCGAGGTCAGAATGAGACAGCTTCTCCTCACCGAGGTCTCGTATGTACTTGAGTCGAGCCTCTTCTGCCTTTTTTGCTATCTCAGGCTGAGCAGCAACAACAGCCGACGCCGAACTGAGTGCATCTGCCGTAGCCTCAGTAGCCAAAAGGTCGAGCTTGTAGGACTCTCCTTTGGCGACGTCCCGCGCAAGCTCAGCTTGTCGCACGTTCTCTGTCTCACCTCGCAGGCCCATCAGTTTGAGGCGCAACCCATCGATGCCCTCGGCAACCTTGGCCAAGCCAGTGATTTTGGTGTTGTCTGCCAACTGGTCGAGCTTGTCGCTGGCCTCGACAACATACCCGGCAGTCTCGTGTGCATCGGTGCCAAGCGCGATTATCAAGGTGCTGAGAGCCTTGATGGGTATCAGCAGCACATCAACAGCCGTTTTCATGGCGTCAAAGATGCCGGTGAGACGGGCGCCCATGTCCTCCATGGACCCGCCGCCTAGCACCGCCTCAGCAAAGGCGCCCTTGACGGCAAAGAGGCTCTTCTCTGCGTTGTCCCAGACCTTCTGACCCTCATCACCATACGACCGGAACAGCGCCTCAGATGAATCGAGAAACGCGCCAGCCAACTTGCTCGCACCCTCGAATGCCAAACCAACACCACCGATTGCCTTGATGGCGCTAGGACCACCGAGCTTTGACATGAGGTTGCCGGCAGCGACATCAGCCTGGTCAGCAACCTCCTTGAGCTGGTCGGATAGCTTCTTGCCCTGAGCACCAAGGTCACTGAGGGACTTCTTGCCCTTGGTGCCCATGTCACCCATGGCCGCTTTGGCCTTGTCGAGCGAACTGACTAGGCCACTGCTGTCGCCATCAATCTCTGCAACCGTCTTAGCCATGGGGTCAGCCCTTACCGAACATTTGTGCTATCCGCTCGGCCGACTTGCGCTTGCGCTCCTCGTACCGTCGACCACCCTCTTGCAGCTCGTACTGCACAAAGGTAGCCAGCTCAAGTTGCGAATGTGTCAGGTCACGGGCTGTGACCGCAGGCGTGCCGCGCTCAAGCCACTTGCCGATGCGGTTGGCCTCCCAAAAGCCCTGTGGCTCGGTCGTGAGCACGAGGCAGGTGGTCGGCTTGGCCTCCATCTCCTCGTGACCTAGACCCTGCCTGTATCCCATCGTGCAGCCTCTCTCATGCCGTGTTGCGTCGGGACACTCCCAGCAGCGAAAGTTGTGCGACATCGTCAGCCGGGCAAAGTCTCGCCACGCCACACGGCTTAGGTTTTTGGGTAGCCCGCCGTCGCCACCGCCGATGCGATGTTGCCGAGGTCGGTCCAAGGTATCTTCACCAGCCATGCCGACCGTGCTGCTGGCGTCGCCTCTTTGTCGAGCTCCTGGGCAAACCCCTCAGAGGCAGACACGCAGGCCGTGAGCAGAGAGATGTGCAGCTGCACCAGTGCCTCAAGAGCAGTCTCGTCGGCATCCTCGGCACGCAGCCGACCTCTCACCTTGTCGAGCGCACCGTAGTACCGAGCACCCTCGAGCGCGTTAGGCTCTCGCACCAACAGCCGACCCTTCTGGCTCTTGACCTCTACCTCAATCCACATGTTCTCGTTGAACTCAATCATCCCATCCCCCTTGTGTGCCTTACGGCGCGTTAAAACTAATCGAACCAATGTCAGACACGCTGTTGGCGTTGACGATGCCTGCGAACTTGAGACCGATGTTGCGGTAGCCGTTGCTCTCGCCCGGTGTCGGCCACTGAATCAGCTGCGGCTCGTTGAGGCTAAACACCACCGAGGTGGAGCCAGCAATCGCCACCGTCACGGTGAGCGCAGTCGAATCGACCGTGTTGTCCTGTGCCTCGGTCCAGTCAGGCTGCGTGGTCTCAGCCAGGTCGGCAACCTCAATCTCAATCGA